ACGCTTTTGGGTCCAGTATTTCCTTGTTCATTTGTTTGCCCCTTAGTATGTGTTTTTTGCGTAATGGTCTTTTTCTTTAATGAAGCCAACAAGAACATATCTTATTGGTCCATCTCCTACATGCTTGACTCCGTGCTCATACTCTTCATTTCCTGGAAAAAATAACATAGTCCCTGCTTTAGGCTTTAACTGGATATCAAGTTTTGGAAAAAACAACTCGCCGTCTACATAGTCATCATTAAGGTACACAATTGCCGCGTACTTTATAGATGGGTCTGTTTTTTGGTCAGTATGCGCTTTTAACTCTACCCCTGATTGCATCCGTTGAATTGTTGCAAAACCACTTAAAATTAATTCTGGGTCAGCTTTGACTACCATTGAGTTTACCACATCATATAAAGGTCTTTGGATCTCATGGTGTAGTATGTTAAAGTTTTTATCTTTCCAGTTTTGGGTAATTTCAAACTTACCTTCAGCAACCAGATTTTCTACATCATCTCTACCAAATTTTTCCATGCAAAAGTACTTTAGATTTGCGTGATACTCTACTTCCCAATCTTCTTGAGATGTACTATGTATAATGTCAAAAAAGATATCTATTTGATCTTGTGATAAAAAGTTGTCAACAGAAAATAGCTCTGAGGTAATATCTGTAACTACATACCCGCTGTCTATTAATTGTTCTTTAAAAGATTCAATCATTTGTAGTCTCCTCTATTTTGTATTTATTTCCATCTGCATCTAACTTCCAACCCTGCTTAAGAAGCTCTTGCCACTCTGCTCGTTCAATCTCTTGCTGTGCTCTAGTAGCCTTCATTTCTTCGGCCCAAGCGTCTCTCACTTCTTGTGGATAATCTGACTCTTCTCGGTCATCCCAGAAAGATCCAATGGTGTATCTTACTCCGCTTTCTATTAGAGACACTTCGTGCATGTTGTTAAACCCTCCATCAAATACAGCAAGAAGTCCAACTTCTGGTTTAATCTCTATGTTTTGACTTGGGAACCTAAGCAGGCCACCCTCAAAATCATCATTAAGGTATAGGAACCCTGCATAGCGGCTTCTTGTGAACGCGCCTGACGTTCCATGCTCATCTGTGTTGTCAGAGTGGACTCTTGCGTACGCTCCTGGCTCCCACTTCTGTGTGTGGTATCCAATTTTACAAATTGTTTTTGGATCAAGGTCGTGTACCGAAGCAATTGCTTCTGGCATTGCTTTTTCAATGTCTGAAAAGATGGTTGGAGATAGGCCAGCATCAATGACTTCTTGGTCGTTATCCTGTGGCAAAACTGAAGAGTATGACTCATAAAATGAAATAGGCATCCAAGAAATTGCCCCATTGTCTGCTTGAGCATCTAAGGCTTGAATCATCTTTTTGCAGTCTTCTTTGCTTATAAAATTTTTATAAACAACTATATCTTTTGTTATTCGTGTTTTGTTTTCCAAGTTCATTGTACTTTTACTCCGTCTAGTTATTTATAAGGGATTTATCTCCAGCAATTAATTTTTCTATTTCTTGTTGAACAAGGGCGTATTCTTCAGCAAATACCTCTGGGGTTCTGCCCTCTCCCATAGAAGCAGTACTTCCCTCTTCTGCTAGGGCTTCTTTTAATGTTTTTTCAATATCGTAGTTTAATACTGTGCACTGGAACCAGTTGGCTACATATCCATCTTTATCAATAAGGTACTTTTCAAAGTTTCCGCCTTGCTGGGCACCATTAGCAATAGGTTGGTTTAACCAAGGTGACAAATATCCGTCTCTATCTGGAATGCCAAGCTCTGTTTGCTTTGCGGCGTAAGCGTGCATTTGGTCTTTAATTTCACGATACAATTCATGAGTTTCTTTTCTTGGTTGACCTAATCCGTTTACAGAGGCATCTCCCTTGTGAGCGCTTAGTTCATTAGCACTTTCATTTGGATTTGATGAAACCATTTCTGAAAATTGAAAAGTAGTTCCGTAAACATCTTTGCCGTACGCTTGTGAGTCAGCGCCACAGGTAATGCCTTGTGACCACTTACCCTTAGTAATCCCCACCCCACAGTAGTCATTGGTAGGGATAGCAATAACTTGGAAATCATCTCCACCATACTTATCTTGAAGCCATTGGAGAACTTCCATTTGATTAGCGTTACCACAGCCGACTGTTGTATTTGCTAGTAGCGTAACTTTGCCTTTAAATTGACCTAGGAAGTTAGGGGAGCCATCAGCTGAGTTAAGCGAGATGTCATAGATAGATTTCATAGTTATATTGTAACCTGTCCTTACGGTTGTTTGTCTCCTGTATGCTTTGTTATTTCCCAAAAAAATGGGCATGTAAACCGTAACCCACTTTTTACCTCAGTAACCCCATGGATATAGTTTTTATCTCCTGGGAAGAAGTAAGCAGCGCCTTTTTTAGGTTTAAACTGTACCCCTTGTAGTGGAAAGTATAGCTCCCCACCCTCATAATCATCGTTTAAATAAAACAGACTTGATAGGTCATAGTTTGGGAAGTCGTTAGGGGTTCCCGCATCTGGGCCCTCATGAAGCTCTTTATCAGCATGAGGTTTTTGAAATTGCCCAGGAAGCCACTTAACAATAGTTGTGCCCGTTGGGTGAACCTCTACCTTATAAAATTCCTCAATAATTGGCCTTAGTCGTTGAAATAGCCCCGCAATTACTGGGGATATCTTTGGATCATTTTTGTCTAAGGTCGGTTGAGTTGCAACCCTATCTTTCCAATAATCTGAGTCATAGGTAACTGTTCCATTCTCATTTGTATGGCTTTGAGTCACATCCCAAATTGTTAACGATTTAGCGGCTTTTTCTAAGAAATCTATTTCTTCTTGGGTCATAAAGTTTTCTAGCTCAACAATCATGTCTTTGCTATCCCCAAACCAACCTGATGGGGTCATAGATGGCGTTCTTTTTGCTACAGTGTACGAGTCTTTATTTTGTTCCATATTCATACTATATCTCTTTTCGTCTTATCTATTACCCCTAATTTTAATGTTTTTACTTCGTGAGAGCCTTGAGATTCTTCTTTTTCGTTTACAGCATCTCTATACCAATCTGTCCATTTTCCAGACGAGTTTATCTCTTGTGCAGCAGACCCATAGGATATGTTTGCATCTAGTCTTTTTCTATCTGGATCTTGGTACTTAATAATCTCAATATCTGTCCCATTTAAATTTGACAAAGATATAGGGATAATTGTGGCAACCGGAGTTCCCGCCTTAATAACTACCCGCTTATTGGCAACCTTTGCCTTAATAGCTAAGGGCAAAGGGTTGTCATAAAAAGAAGTACTAATTAAAGACGCCATTGTCTCAAACTCATCACTAAAATAATTTACGGGGTTAATGGTAAAAATACTAACGTCCTGAGCTGTTCTAAAAACTAAACCAGTATTTAGGCTTATAGAGGATTGGCCTCTTCCAGAATAGGCTCCTTCTGGACTAAATACTTGAACACGATCTGGGGTTTGGTCATTTACACCGTCCCAAATAAACTCAATATCCTCCAAGCAAGACAGGCTCCAGCCAATTACATTTGACTGGGTTACTGGAAAGCATCTATAGGCATGGTTCTCTGATGTTGCATCCATCCAGTCTCTTTTAATAGACATAGGCTGAATGTCAAACAAAGCCCCCTGTGTCTTTTCAACTGAGATATTAAACATTAATCTGCGTCTGCGCTATACATCTCTGGGGTGTGAAACTTTTTGCTGTAATCAAGCATAGTCACAATGGAGTATTTAGTCCCAGAGGTTACTGGCATTGCTTGGTGTGGGTACATAAAGTTTGATGGAAAAATAAACAGGTCTCCAGCTTCTGCTTTAACTTTTAGATTTTGTAATCTGAAGAAAAGTTCTCCACCCTCATAGTCATCATTGACGTACGAAACTAAAGAAACAGTGCAGTTATAAGAAAAGCCATGGTCGTGGTGTTCCATAAAGTGCTGGCCTGGGCCGTACTTAATAAAGTTAAAGGCTTCCCAATACTTCAGGTTGTTAATGTTATACATTTTGCAGTAATCATCTACTGCTGGTGACTTTACATCATATAGATCTTGCCAAAGAGATTGAAGATTTTTTGATACTTCGCTTTTATCGGGTTCTAAGTCTGTCTTCTTAAACTTAAAATCGTTGCAATCTCTATACTCTGGCATTAATTGTCTGTACCCAACGTACGCTGGTTGCCAAGCATATCCAGTTGTATCGCCTTCTGGCTTTAGATTAGCCTCAAGTCTGTTTATTACATCAAAACTTTCTTTAATAATCCCCTTGTAACAGAAGATTCCACTGCCTAAATCAACTTTTTCTGTCCATGTCTGCATTATATTCTCCCTATTTGTATTCTCGTCTTGACCAAACTTTATTTTGATATACCCCGCCATCAGGCTTTCGGTAAAATTTCATGTTATCAACTACTTTATCATACATCTTAGATTGATCTGGTATCTCTATTTCGTGTTCCCAGTTTTCTCTTTTAAAAGGAAGAACCTGCATGTAGGGGGTCCCTTCCGGTATGGTACCTTCCCAACCTTCTGGAAGAAAAAATGGGAAAGTCCCAAGTAAGTGAAGCTTGTCCGAGTCCACAACACCAGTAGTATTTAAAAATGGTAAGTCAAACCTATTCATTGGTGTCATAAACAATGCGCTATAGCCTTCTGGAAGCTCCAAGCCCCAAGGAGAACTCCAAGCAAAATGAGTCTGGTAGTACCCCTTTGGATGCTCAAACTGTGGCATTGGAGGCCTTTGTGTACAAAAATCTTGATACTTAGGGTTATTAATTTTTACGTTTATAATCCCTTGGTTATTTTTATAAAAGACTAAATCGCATGGTGTTTTAAAAATATACCCAGTTGTAAAGGCGTCCATAATAGCTGGGCACGCTTTCCACGTAGGAATTTTTCCATAGTCATCTGTCGTACCCTCTTTAGGGAATGGGCAAATTTCCTTTGGAGCTTTGTAGTATTCCCCACTTGGCATTTTTGCAAATCTGTCTGCATCTTTATACCAAGAAGGCATTTCTTTTTGTGTTGGTACGGGAACAGAAATATGCTTCTTATCTATCCACGGACGAAAAGATCTAAATATGGCTACTAAAGCCATTACTTGTGCCCCAATTCATTGATGTCTGTCATAACAACAACGCAATATTTTGTACCTGAAACCATCGGCAGAGAAGCGTGCTCATAAATATAGTTTGATGGGAATACTGCAATGTCCCCTACTTTTGGTTTATAGACTAAATTATCAAGTCTTGGAAACTTAAGGTCTCCACCCTCGT